GTCCAACATTTTCGCATTAAGATCTTTGACAATGGTCTCTTTGTATTCCTCTGCAATATCTTGGTTACAGCTTGGACATACATCGTGTTCATTAAAAAACTCTGTGTGGTGCTCGCAAGTTTCGATTTTTTGGAGCAACTTACTTCTGATTGTTTTGGCGGATTCAATGTCTTGATTAACTGTTTCCTTATCTGAGATGCTTGCTTTAAGAATATCGATCTCCGAAATGATCGATCCAATCTCGCCCTCTGTCTGTAAAATTTCAGCATTATTAGCATCAATCTTTGATAGGATGCTTTCGATTGCAGTCGCTTTTGCCTCAGTAATCGTTTTGATGATTGCTTGTTGGCTTTCAACCTTATCTTTTGCGCTCTTGATTTCATTCTCAGTACGTAATATTGCATCTTTAGTCTCCTGCACCTTTTCTTTCAATAACGAATTCATTGTAGAGAAAATTCGAATGTCAAGAATATCTTCAATAACTTCTCTTCTTTGCAGTGGAGTCAACTGCATGAATGGAACAAATGACGCAGAGCCAAGAATGACCACCTGCGTAAATGTCTTGTAGTTCAATCTAAGAATCTGTTGCTCAAGAACCTTTTGGTAGTCACGTGATGCTGCGTCTTGGTTAAGCATCACACCCTCACACCAGATCTCAAAGATGTTTGGCTTTATGCCACGTACAATTTTATAGTCTTTTGAACCGATGGAAAGTTCTATTTCAACAACGCAATTCTTGCCATTGATAGAGTTGACCAACTGTCCCTTATTGATATTACGAAAAGGTTTTCCAAACAATGAAAAGCACAATGCATCTAAGATTGTGCTTTTACCCTCACCATTTTTACCAATGATTAAAGTAGTTGGGGATTTGTTTAGTAGGACTTTGTTCGGAGAATTTCCAGTAGAGAGAAAGTTCTTCCACTGGACACTTTTAAATACAATCATTCAATTAGACCTTCTTCAGTCTGATTAGGAGCAGGTGGTTCGGCATCAGAATAGCGATAAACATATTCTGGTTCCTTTGGTACTACATAGGGGAATGTTACAGGTACACGAGATTCTCTGCATGTATAGTATGACTTGAACGCTTCACCTTCAAATTTATTCCACTCCCAGAATACTTTACCATTGATGTCATAACAGTTTCCATCATAGTCCTTAAAGACATGAGATGCTCTACGATTTTGATAACCATGTCCAGTATCATGCCATTCCCAATCTTCTCCTGTCAGTGGAACAATAGGCTCAAACTTTGCAAGACGAGAGAATAGATTGATTGTATAAGGAGCAGTTGAACCAGTATGACCCTCATCGCTGAAAACTTCTAATAATTTGATAACATGAGAACATATGGCTTCCTGCATGTCATCGTTATATTTACCGTTTTCATCTATCCAACCAGCAGCACGGAATTCTTCCCTTGCATGTTTCTCATAATTACTCATACTTACATCTTTCATCAAACCACCTCTATGTTCACAGCTTCAGTATATAAACCTCGCATGTAATTTTTGATTCTATCTTTGTCAATCTCAGTCTCAACAGAATCAATAAAGTTAGACAAAACAGACACTGTGTCTTCAAGATTTATTTCTTCATCGATCTCACCTTCATTGAATTCAGATAGATCTTCAATAATCTTAATGTCAGCGCATTCTTTATTATACAACTTCTGTGTGAACTTATCAAATTTATAGTAGTCAGTTTTATTCACTACAACTAACTTTACATATTTACCCTTTAAGTCAAGTGTATCTAGATCGACTGGCTCGACTTCTTTGTCGTTGTACTCGATTCTCGTGAACATTGTATAAGGATTTTGAATGAATCCAAGTTGTCTGTTCTCGAGATCGAACAGGTGAAATCCTCTGGGATCGTTATGGTCTTGCCAAGTAAGTTCGTATGGATTACCGAGGTAATAAATGTGACCATCATCAGAACGATGGTGATAATGCCCAGAGAATACCATATCAAACTTATCGAAAGTTTCTTTAGAAAGTCCCTCATGTGATTCCATTCCTCTATACATTGCGAACCCAGCAATCTCAAAATGTCCCATACATAGAGTAGCTGGAGTATTTTTCATAACATCAATAGACTCTTGGAAATTTTCTGCACAGATCCATGGAACCATACATATATCAAAACCATCTATTGTAATAGTTTTAGGACTATCAATAACTTCGATGTTGGTGTACTCAGCAAGTAACAAGTCAGGTGAGTTTACATCATTAGTGTTTTTATAGTAAGTATCGTGGTTGCCAGCCAGCATATAAACACGAACACCCATAGCCTCCAATTTATTGAAGAACATTTCTTTAGCTCTTTGGAGCGAATAGAAGTTAACGTACTTTCGTCTATCAAAAGTATCACCAAGAATAAGAACAGTGCTAATCCCAGCAGATTCAATAGTAGGAAAGAAAGTATTGTCATAAAATTTTTGGTAGAAATCTAAAAATGCAATACTATCATTCCTAGCACCGAAGTGCTGGTCAGTAATGATTGCTACTTTCATGTACGATTTTCTCTCTTGTTTTCTTTTGGATAATATTTAACTTCTAAAACACAGTTGAGTGGTTGTTTATTAGCAAATTGAGTTGCTTCAGAAAGAGTGTCGAAGTATTTAGATACAACTAGGTTTGAACCACCCATGTAATAAGTTACCTTATACATTAAATAAAACCTACCTTTCTGGTTGTCGCAACTTTCATACCCTCAGTCTTTTGGTTAAAGACTTCAGCAATGCTATATGGCTCAGTTTCTTTGCCACGTGGACGAGTTGGAATAGTAACACCAAGACGCTTAGCAAGTTTGTGTGCTTGTTCAACATTCAGATTGTCGAAAGTAAGAATGTCAAAGCAACGTCCTGGACGAACCAATGCAGGATCAACATCACGAATAGATGGAAGGTTGGTAGAGAAAATCATTTTCTTACCTTTGGTAGTCACAAGACCATCTCCCACGTTAAGGAAACGATGCATCATTGTATTGCCATCGCTACGTGACTTCAAGAATGCATCACTATCTTCAAGAACCATCACATTGTCATCACTCTCAATGAAGCGAGCAAAGAAACCATCTTTCTCAAGAATTTGAGAATCATAAGAGACGATAGCAGAAGAGTTTGTGTGTGCAAGCAGACCACGAATGAATGTGGTCTTACCAGTTCCTGGAGGTCCAATCAAAAGGAGAATGTTCGCTGAAGACGCCATGTAGCGTTCATAGTAATCACCAAGAGATTCATTACCAAGGAATGGATACATTTCGTCAACAGGAAGACGATCACGATTCAATGGAACATTAACAGAGTTACCATCACCACCATATACCCATTCGATATGAGAAGTAACGATATCGAAATTGGCTTCAACGAGTGCAATGATTGCATCAGCGAATTCAACATCACCAAAAGCACGAACAGTTGTTGTGTTCGAGTTCACATCAAACTTGATGTAGTTATTGGTGTCACGCTCGATAATAAATCCATTAGAAGAATTACCTTGTACATGCTGGTCGTTTTGGAAATGTTCTTCAGCCCACTCAGCCCACTGAGAACGATTGCAGAGAACATTAGTCTCACGATGGATTGTGCGCTGTCCTGACTCAACACGACGCTTCAGAATCTCTGAAGTGATCAAGTCATCAAAATCGCTAACACCTAAAAAGATTTTTTCGTTTGTTGTTTCATTCATAATTTTGTTCAAATAAAATTGATTGTCAGTTGCATCCCAAGAATAACTTTTTATGGTTCTTTTATTTCCTCTTCTTCTTCGGTTTCTCGTCACTCGATGTTGAAACGCTGGATATGGAATCGCTGTCGAATCCCTCAACCCCAATCTCTTCAATAGATCTTGTATAGGACTGCTCATCAGTTACCTCATCAATAAATGCATTTAATGTATTTTCCATTTTCTTTTTAGCAGCTTTTTCTTTTTTGCGATCGATGAAATCATCGAACGTGTTATTATTCTGCATAAAGTCGAGATAGGCATTGTGGAACTCACCTGTCTCATCTTGTTCTTGTAACTCAAATGCCTCGAATGGCATGTCTTGAATTAACTTACCTTTAATGTATGACTGCTTCTTTTCTTTAGCAATCCTACGAAGGAAAGCATAGTAAATAATCTGCGTGAAGTATGCGAAAGGGTTGTTTGATTTTGCAGGGTCAAAGTTATTAATATACTGCAGACAATTTTCTATACCATCCGATATCATCTCTTCACGATATGAATAGTTTATAAAATTAGGTTTGTATGATAGATGCGTTGCGATCTTTAGAATACACTCCCCGATGTAATTGCTTACTTGGGGTTCTGGTAGATTATTTTCTTTTGCATATTTAACTTTCTCTCGCATCTCAACGATTGCTGCTAGGAAGTCTGCGTTGTTTACATAGTGAGCCATAACATATATTTTCCTTTGTGTTTACAAAGCATAACGAGTATTCTACAATAGAGTGACAGAAAAGACAAATTTTATTTCTCTTACAAAATAGATTTGCTTTTATAGTTGACTTGCGACATAATCACTATGTTAGGGTTGATCGTGATTACTAGTGTTTAGTTTCGTTACCTTCTACAAAGGTACTCTCGATTGGCTTCTCTTTCTCTTCTTCCTCTTCCATACCAGCAATTCCAACAAGCATAGCGATTCTTTTTCTCGCTTCCTCAGAACTAATCATTGGTTCTTCTCTAACATGATTAGATTCGATTCTCCAGTCATTGTCATGTTCTGCAACAATGCGTTTATAATGGGGAATCATCATATGATGTAGACGCTTAATGAAGATGACATTTTTCTTTTCTATCAAGAAGAATTTATCGTCAGTGAACTGGCAGAATGGATGAGCAGTAATATGCTCTCTTCCCTGACCGACAATAGGGATAGTTCTTATAGTCATTGGATGACATAGCTGAACAATGTTATCATCCTCTTGTTCGAGAATAGCCATAACCTGTTCACCACTGACTAACTTTATAACAACGTAGACATCTTTTTCTGTTAGCACAAGTCTACCTCTACTATCTTTATT